CGTTTGAAGACGGCATCCAGCTTCGCCGCATCAGGATACTTCGCCTTCACTTCGTCCAGCTTGCTGTCGAAAGGTTCGGCAGCCAAAGCCAAATGTTGGTCATCGATACGGATGGCCCGAGACACGTCACGAAACAGAACACCCGATGGGCCAACAACAGATAGTGTCACGATATCAGGGTTGGTCTCATCGGTTGACGTGATCCACGGATGCACCTGCGAAACTTGCATCAATTGTGCCCACGATTCTGCAATTCCAGCCGCAACCAACTCTTGCAGTTGCGGTCCGTTCGAACCGAACCCTTTGGCGGTGTCGACCATGGCCTGGAACAGCACGAACGGCTGCTCAGGATCATCCAGCAGATTGCACTCGTGAACTTCGGGGTCGACTCCTGGGTGCTTGATTGTCAGAAAGAATTTGATGTCGGCCCATCCCACTTTGGTGTCGGGATGGAATTGGTCTGCCAATTCCTTCGGCAGATAGCTCGACACTCGCTCGTTGAATGTCGGGTCGGTCTTGCGCTTGAATGGGTTACGCATCAGGTGCTCCTTCGGTAACGGTGAACGTGTATGTCAGCACAAGCGGTCCTGCGTCGTCGTACGGTTCCTCACCGTCGTCGGGGACCAACTCTTTGGTTACCTGGAACTTCAGCGGGCCGAAGGCCCCTGTCGTAACCCACAGAATGGCAGCCAAATCGTTCAACGTGTCTGCCACGATCCTGTAGGCAGGATTGTCATTGAGTGCGACCTGTGCCGCCTCGCCTGTCACCTGCAAATCAACTACGGGATTGTCTTCCATTTCGTTTCTATCCTTTCAGGATGGTTCGGTTTCTAAGAAACTATCTCAAGGGTTGATTCTATCTTATAATTGGGTTGATCAACCTGCTGTCTACGCCATGTCGTTGACCGCTTACCTTTTGGGTACCGCTACCCCGTTGCGCCATCGTTGCAGGCTCGTTCGACTTAATCGGGTCGTTCTGTCAACGTCTAATTCGGCGGGAATTACAATCAAACCCAAACCAGGCAGAACTTCGGGGGGATAGCCCCCCTCAGTCCGTATCCCCCTGGCGGGACATCTATTCGCCGCCTGACGCTTCAATAAAGCGCCTGCGGTCAAATCTAGGATTGTCTAGCCCAAAGGCATAGCCAAATTGTCACGGGCAATCAACAGAACGTCGGCTTCGGCAGTACCCGCACCCCAGGTAGCTACCTGGGCAGCAAGGATACTGGCGATCAATTCGTAATCCTTCTTGCTCACGCCTGTGCCTTTCTAAGAATCCAACCGATGATCGGATGGTTATGGTGTGTGAGAATCGGGGCACTTCCACACGTCGGACAGAAAATGCCGTGCCGTGTGATCAGCCAATACGGATGCTGTCCGTTTGCCTGACAGTATGCGCCTGCCGATATCATCATAGCAGTTTGCTGTTGTCTTGTCAAGTAAATCATTTTACGTTTGCCCTTTCCTTGTCGAGTATCGCCATAGCCAGCACATCAGCCTTCATCCCAATCCACCTGTGCATCCTTATCGATCACACCCAACTCCTTCAACTGGCCCGCCACCCACTCGATACCCTTACGAGCCAACCTTGAAGGATCGGTCCCGAGGTTCTCACCGAACCAGTCACGGCCCAAATCGATTTCCAAATCGGCCCCAACCAGGTTGGCGTGACAAATCTTCTCAGGACGACCATAACCGTAGCCGTCCATAAACCCGAACTGTCTGCGAACCTGCGAGGACTCCATTTCTTCGGATGCGAAATACAATCTGCGCAGCCACGACGGGTTCCCGATCGCAAACTCGACCGCCGACTCATCCATGATTTCGCCTGCCGCATGCAACCTGACCAGCGTCGAATATCTGTTCACACCAGCCACCGTCAATCCGCCGCAAGTTTCCTCTGACCAAATCTCCAACTCGTACCCCAACAAGCTGAGTGCCCGCACAAGTGCGATCACAGCCTGTCCACGAACGAACAGATGCTCGGCTGCCACCGCGCCGCTGACCGAATGGCCGATCAGCAAACACAGGGCACGCCGCCTCACACTTTCCTCGTTCGGTGTCCACTCCATCATGTGCTCAGGTTCACCATCCAGATAGCGGGCGATATCAACCTCGTCGCCCGCCACGTTGTGGTGACGTTGTGCGTCGAAATCTACGAACTTGCGCAGCTTCGGCACTAACCCATCGAACACTGTCCGCAACCTGACAATCTTCGGATTCCAGCCGCCATACTTTGCGAACTGGACAGCCTGCTCATGTGAAACGGTACCCGCCCACCCGCCGTCACATGTGTGCGATGCCCCCTCGGGATCGCCCCTCTCTGCGACCTTCAGAAACTGATGGATCGAATCGTACTGGCGAATAATGAAACCCGCCTCTGAACCTATCTTACGTAAAGCCACAACCATTTCCTTTCTGAGAAAGTCCCCCACCCACCGAACGGTGGGTGGGGTATGTGCAACCCTGCACACGAACCCTAAATGAACACCCTAGCGGATGATACCGTGACTGTAAAGCCACCAGTGCAGACGGTACAGCATCGCTCTCACCCCCGCCATCCTTGAACCTTCTCACGCTGATCGGGCGTCAACGGCCCCATAAACGTCGCCTCCATCGCATCCTCCATCGAGAATGAACCATCCCCAGGTGCGATCAGACGGGCACCATTCAGGCTGTCTCGCATCGTGACGAAATGCTTGATCCGCAAATCGTCCACCGCCCTGCGGGCATGCCGCACCTTCGACAGCCAACGCTCGGCCAACTTCTGACCGATCAACGACTCGACCAGCAGCGTCTCCATCGCCTCATCGGTGCCGATGTAGAACTTGACGAAACGGTTCAACGTCGCAGGGTCAAGCTTCTGACGGCCTGCGAACTCGGCAGTCGGCCCCGTACCGAACGTGTTAGCCGTAGCCAAACAAACGAAATCCTGGTGTCGCATCATGACGCCGTCTGGGAATTCCATGAACCCGTTCGCCAAACCGCCGTTCAACACTGCGACGATCGCAGGGTTAGCGTTGTCCAACTCGTCCATCAACATCAGACCGCCATCCGAATACCTGTCACGATACACCGTGTGGACAATCTCACCCTGAGCGTTGCGGAACCCCAACAGCTTTGACTCGGTTGACATCGGACTAAACGACGTGACACCGAACGGGATGCTGAGCGCTTCGGACATTTGGTAACCCATGTGAGACTTACCTGTTCCTGGCGGCCCCGCCAAATACACATTCAATCCTCGGGCGATGGCACTGATCACCTTGTCGAACATGAAATGGCGGGTATCGGGCAGTGTGCCAACCTTGCGGCCCGACAGCCTGAGTCCCGTACCGCCCGAACCTCCGCCGCCCACGATCACACGACGGGCGTAATCGACCCCTTGAATCACACGGGCTTCTGCGATCTGTACGACACGGGGACGATACAGCGACCACAGGTCGTCAGCCAAAGCGTGATCGAACGGGTCGCCTTCACCTTCGCTTTCTGAGAAAGTCAACGACTGCTCGCCTTCGGACTCCTGCTCGCCTTCGGCTTCGTCCTGCTCATCGCCCTGATCATCGGACTCATCATCATCATCGGACTCATCATCGCCGTCGCCTTCATCGCCGCCGTCCGAGTCTTGCTCATCCTCCGATTCCCAGCCGTCGTCATCACCCGATTCGTCCTGTTCGTCGCCACCCTTCGGTCCTGCGGGGCGGGTGCGGAACAGGATATCGGGTGAAGCCTGACAATTGACACAGACATCGCCGCCGTGTATCGCCCGTCTGGCGGCGATCATGTCTTCGACCGTCCAGTCAACATAATCTAGAACGTCACCGTCGTCGGTGTAACCGACGACGGTGTTAGCCAACTCTGACCAGCGAAACGAAACAATGCTCATCACGATTCCCCTTTCTAAGGGTGGTTTGGTTGTGTGCTTTGGGTTGCCTAGTCGCCGCACGGGTGCGTCCGATGAGCGATATCGCTCATCGGCATAGTGTGACAGAAACGACCCCGTCTGTCAAGTCGGGCATTACTCAGGACTCGTCGCACATGTTCCATGGGTCATCGCTGATCTGGAACCGCTGAATCACACGACCCAAATGCAGTTCGGTCACCGAATCAGAATCATCGACGTTCCCTGACGCGTAGGTCGGACCTGACACGTAGGTCGGAGAGGACAGGGTAAACCATTTCACCAACTCTGGAACATCGCCTAACGCCAGGTTCGCCACAATACCCATAGCGACCAACTGACAGCGGTTGGCGTCCTGTTCGATGATCAGCGCCGAATGGATGCGTTCCATCCCTGTCTCGGTGATCACTTCGGCATCGAATTGTGCAATCATCATCACGTAATTCCTTTCATTTCGTTGTTGAGATTGACCAGGGAAAGTGGCAAACCACGGTATCGAACCGTGCACAATCTGTTTGTGCCGCACCTGCGGAATGCCAAGCCCGACCCTTTCTAAGAAAGGGTCGGGAAACCCCCCTGTCTCGGTGATCACCGAGACAGGTTCACCAGCGACACCACGAGGACCACCCACAGCATCACAAACACTGCGAGGAACAGAATCGCTGCCCTCACTTGAACACCTGACCGAACAGATGTGAAACCGTACCGACCGCCACACCATGCTTCTCAGCGTACTGACGGATCATCATCAACTGCGACAGAATGAACGCCTCAGCATCCCCAGGAGTCGGCTCATCATCGGCCCCACCATCATCCTCAGGAGTCGCCTCCACAATCTCGGAGTCATGCAACTTCTTACCCTTAGCAATCGAATAGAAAGTGGCAGCCCCACCGAACACCATGAAAGCATCCTTTACAGCCTTAACCTTCTCGTCGCCATCCGTCGAATTCAACCCCTGACAGATAGCCAGAAACCCAGGCGACTTGACACCAGCATCAACCTGCAAACCGTGATACCGTTTCACACGGTTCACCATCGCCTCCATATCGGCATCCACCGAATCTTCGGTGCCCCTGGCAGCATACGCCAGAACCTGACCGACCGTCTTGTAGCGGGAAGCTGAACCGCCAGGAGCGACACCCTCCGACTCACACTCGGAAGAAGTCAACCCGAGACGGGCGATCCCGACCGACAGAATGTAGCCGTTCGCCCCAACCCTCGCAGCCGTCTTCATCTGCAAACCCGTCATCGACTTACCTAGAGCAATGATACCCTTAAGGGTTTCCTCATCGTTAGTCATGTCGATGACAGCAATATCGTTCTTACCAAATTCGGCCATTGCTCTCACCTTTCGTTGTTTGTGGACTTTCTAAGAAACTTGCGAATTCTGCCAGTAGGCATTATCCCCTACCCATCGGGCCGTTATCCCGATGGGCTAGGGTAACGCTGACTAGCTTTGTTAGCTATCCAGGCCAGATGCCCGATAGTAGCAACGGCGAGTAGCATCACTGTCGCCGTTATTCCCATCGGTGACACTGACAGTCTTACGTGACATCACTCACCGCCAAACGTGGCGTCGAAATGACGGACCGCTGACGGCAGATCAGCAAGCGTGATCGGGACACGACGCCCAGAATACTGACGAACATACGGACGGAAACCCGAACGGTCAGCGTGCGATGGCCGAACCACATAAGCGTTCGACAGAACCTCCGACGTAGCGGGAACCGATGAATGAACCAACATGATACCCCTCATTTCGTTTGTGGATTGATAGAACACGACAACGCACGGCCGATAATCGGCCGTGCGTTGCTAATTCCCACAATTCACCCTAGCGAATTTGACTGCCCGCTAGCGATGCTCACCATAAAGCCAAATAACGTTCACCCCATATGGTGGCTAGGCAAACGTTCATAAGGTTTCTCACCTCGTCTACCCCACTCGGCACTAACTAGGCGCACACGCAAGGCTACGACTGGATACGTAGTCTGCCCTAGCTGTCAGATAGTGGATAGCGTGACTTGATTCATCTGCCATAGCCCTTCGCATCACGAGCGATCTATTAGTTTAGGGTGCAGCACGGACCATTGTAGGAATGCACTCAACACACGAGAATGTGGACACACTCAACTACAGAACCGAATCGGAAACCTCCACCACTACACCTACCTTTCTCCCCTACTGGCAGCACACTCGCAAGAGTGTCCCCATCGGGAGCCTAGATACGGTGCGTGGCTTCGCTGAATCACGGACCTCCACCAGGCTTCGACCGTTCCCCTTGTGTAGCGCAGGGTTCGGAGGCTTCGCCAGTGGCTAGCTGTCGGCCGCTCACCCGATCCGTGTAGCTCAAGGGGTATTGCGATGACGACTGCACCGTACCAAACACTGTCAATAGAACATTTCTCAGAAACCACATATCCACAACCAAACCACAACCAAACCACCAGCTAGAACGATTGTTTGGAAACTTTCCCACAACCCCTGTGGATAAGCCAACCCTGGAAAGCTGCACACCGATTAGCAGGTTTAACAACACCTGCTAAACCTCGGCCCTCAGTAGAATGGAGCGCTCTAACAAACACATGTTCGGGGAGCCAAGCATCACCCCCATTCGTTACTTGTATTCTACTTGTATTCCATCACCGTTTCTGCATAAACATGCAGCTTACTGTATGGGATTGTCAAGTATGCATGCTTATTGTGTATAGTTAGGTGAGCTTAACAGAGACTATAGCCATGTATGGGCTGCAAATATTAGGCTGGCCTAACAAACAAACACAAGCCAACCTGACAACAACAGCCAAGGGGGGTATACAGGGGATACGCCCCCCACACCTATATATGGTTGTTGGTGGTTCGGTACATGTGCTTGTGTGTATGATTCCTACAGTTGAGCTTTGGTTTTGTTTGTGAGTTTCGGTATGATTCCTGGCGGGTTGGGTATAAAAAGGCCCCCTGCTCACGCAGGGGGTTTGCGGGTTGGTTTGGTTTTTACGCAAAAGGTTGGGGCTTTCGCTGGAAAGCCCCTGTTGTGTTTGTTTGGTTAAACGCATTGTTGCGGCGGAACGCTTTGCGTTCCGCCTAGTTTAAGCTTGGCTTGGTTTGAACGAACCACGTCTAGTGGTTCGTTCTGTTTGGCTTTGTTTTGTTGGGCCTCACTTCTCTTCGTTCGTTCGGCCATGTCTACACCCCTATCCCCCCCGTAGGTCCCCCTTCCCCCGAAGGTGTCCCTTTTAGTATTGCAGAAAGTGTACCAGCCGCAGGTCAGAGGATACTTTTCACAAGTGCACAAAGTCGGGTGATACGGTTTTCGCTACCTATAGGGAGATTTTTGCAATGGAGTTTGCATGAGTGACGATGAGGTAACCGAAGGTCAGGTTGTTGCTGTGAGGAACAAGGGGGGGCGTCCGACGAAGGCGGCCACCCAGAAGCGGATCAGGGAGTTGAACGAGAAGCAGTTGTTGTATGTGAATTGGATTGCTTCGCCGCCGATGGTTCGTAAGCCTGCGACGGCGAAAGATTTGGCTGCGTTTCTTGATGTGCATGAGGCGACGTTGTGGCGGTGGGGTCAGGACCCCCAGATTGCTTTAGCTGCCCGCTACGTTGCGCTACAACGCTCGGGGGACCCACATAGGGTATCGGTGGCACTGGATTTTCTTTACGGGCATTTCAGCGGCGAATACGAGGATCGTGAGTTTGCGTTGAAGTGTGTGAAGGAGTGGTTGAAGGCGGTGGGTGTGCATGACACGTTCAAGGTGTCGTCTGAGTTGTTGGGTGTGGAGTATCAGGACGATTTGGATTTGTCGCAGCTTTCGGATGACGAGTTGTGGGATTTGCAGAAGAAATATGAGGCGGCTGTGGCGGGGGGCGGTCTATTTGAGTTGGCGAGCGGAGTCGATCCTGTGGACGAAGCTGCGGGCATTCAGGATTTCTCAGAAAAGGTGACTGGCGATGAGTGATAAGCCTCCTGCGGGGTATCGTTGGTGGTATTCGACGTTTGTCCCCGATCCTGGTTCTAGGTATGGTTGGCATATCAAGGTTTACAAGAATTGGGAGGGTCGCCAGTGGGCGACCCGAAGTTGGGGTTCCAGGTGAAGACTGTCAGGTTGCCCAGCGGTCAGAAAAAACTCGATCTTGAACAGATTCAGCACGAGTTGGCTTGGCGTCAGTGGTTTCCTGATGTGCAGTGGAATCCTGTTGGTGAGACTGACGATGAGGCTGTGGATCGTTTGGCTGATGCGTTTCATCTGTTTTGTTTAGAGAACATCATGGTCAAGTATCCTGGTCGGGGTATGGTGAGTTTCGATCTGCGTGAGGCGCAGATCGAAACGGTTCGGCACTGGTTGAAGCATCGCTATACGATCATTTTGAAGTCTCGTCAGGTGGGGTTCTCTACGTTGGCGTCGGTGTTTGTGTTGTGGGCTGCGATCGGGTGGCCTGATCGTCATATCGTTTTGTTGTCGAAGGGGCAGCGTGAGGCCCGTAAGCTGCTACAGAAATCCAGGTATGCTTACAGGAAGATGCCTGAGTGGGTTGTTCAGCGTGGGCCAAGGTTGATCGATAAGACGTTGGAACGTATGACGTTCGATAATGAGTCGTTGGTTGAGTCGTTGCCGTCTAACTCTGATCCTGCCCGTGGTGAGTCGGTTTACCTGGTGGTTGTTGACGAATGGGCGTCGCTTCTGAATCAGGAGGAAGCGTGGTCGTCTATTGAGCCGATCACCGACATCGGTGGACATGTTGTTGGTTTGTCCACAGCGAAGGGTGAAGGTAACGATTTTCATCACCGTTGGACTGGCGCTGAGGCGGGAACAAACATTTTCAAGGGTTTGTTCATTCCGTGGTGGGCTGTCCCTGGCCGTGATGAGGCGTGGCATGCTGAGAAGGCTGCGAACATGGAATACTGGCAGCTATGTCAGGAATATCCGTCGAACCCTGAAGAGGCGTTCATCGGTTCAGGTAACCCGTTCTTCGACTTGGATCGTCTGAGGGGCATGGAGTTGAAAGACCCGATCCAGCGTATCGACATCAAACATATTGCGGGGTCACACAGATGGGAGAAATATGATGGAGCAGGAGATTTGTTGGTGTGGGAGGAACCACATGCGACAGGCAAATATGTCGTCGGAGCCGATGTCGCGATGGGATTGGAACACGGAGACTGGTCTGTCGCCTGGGTCATGGAAGCAACTTCAGGACGCCTTGTTGCTTGTTACCGATCTAAAATTGACCCCGACTTGTACGGATCGGAAATCCTTCCAGCGGTCGGATACTACTACAACCATGCTCTAGTGTGTGCCGAAGTGAACAACCACGGACTGACCACCCTGAAGGCGATGCAAAGGGCGGGCTACACCAGGTTGTATCGTAGGCGCACAGCGACTACTAGGCAGGAGGGCATCACGGAGTCTGTGGGGTTCCAGACGAATTATGCGAATAAGCCGAAGTTGATGGACTTTCTCGCAGAGTATCTCAGGTCGAATAATGTTCCGCACCGTGAAACGGTGTCGGAACTGAAGGGGTTTGTCAGGGATCAGGTGGGGGAACGCGTCAAGTTGCATGGTTCGCCGCATGATGACTTGGTGATGGCTTTGGCGTTTTGTGTGGAGGCACGGAAGTATGCGGTGGAGAATCAGGTGTTCCGTGTGAAGGATCATGATGTGCCTGGTTCTATCGCTTGGTGGTCCAAGCAACTAGAGGGCAAGGATAAGAAAAAGGGGTTGAAAGTTGGTATCTAGAATTGTTTACTCTACCAGCGCAAACGGGCTTCCTGACACAGATATTGCAGTTAATAGGGAAACTATGCAGTGTTGCACCGCCTGTGGTGAAGATCGCCCCACGTCAAAATTCAATAGCGAATCTCTGACACCAACCGTGTGTTTTCGCTGCAAGACCCGTTCCGTCGCTATCGGCGGCCACCTGGAAGGTGGCAAAGATTTCTTTCACAACACGACGGTAGCTGAGGGCCAGCGTAGAACCGTAGCCGAAGCTGCTGCTAATGGCATCGAGGCGATTCCTGTAAAGCAGAGTAATTACTATGGCTTCTAACTTCGAAGTGACCTACGATGATGCCGATGGATACGGTCGTGGTTCGAAGCGTAAGGATGCGGCGAAAAAAAAGTTGACCCGCATCCATGATTCTGCGAAACTTCGCAAGGACAACAATTGGGATCGTAAGTGGTCTGAGTTCATTCAGATTTACGCCAACAAGTACGAGTATGAGGCGTTGAACGATTACGAATATCAGGTTGCGCCAAACATGGCGTTCTCAACTGTGAACGTGATCGTTCCTTCTGTGGCTGTTCACAGCCCTAAGATTACGGTGACGGCGAAACAGGAGGAACAGGTTCCTGTTGCTGAGGTTGTTCAGGCTGTTGTGAACCATCAGTGGCAGCAGTGGAAGGTGCAAGCCGAAATCGTTCAGGCTGTCAAAGATTTTGTGATCATCGGTCACGGCTGGGTGAAGGTCACCTGGGAGACGAAGACTGAGGAAAAAGATTTGACTGTTCCCGAGTGGCAGGAGCAGGCGCAGGCTGCGTTGATGGAACGCCAGTCCGCAATCGAGCAGGGTCAGATCACTGAAGACGATCTTCCTTCTGTCGAGGAAACGGTGTCGGGGCTGCCAACGTCTAGGACTGTGATCACGAAAGACGCACCTTTTGTGCGTCGTGTTTCACCGTTCGACATGTTTGTTGATCCTGACGCAACAGATATTGCGGATGCTAGGTGGGTTGCCCACAAACAGCTTGTCCCGATCGAGGAAGCCAGGGCCAACGAGGCGTGGAAGCCTGCCGTTAGGCGCAAGTTGAAGCCGACGACAAAATCGGATTCTCGCCCCGATGTTGAGGTTTACACCGAGAATGTTCAGTCTTCTCAGGAGTCAGGTTTTGTTGTTGTCTACGAATATTTCGATTTGATCAAGAACACGATCTGTGTTGTTGCCGAACAGTGTGACGATTTTCTACAGGACGAACAGCCGTCGCCATTTCATGGCGGCCACCCGTTCGTGTTTGTTGAGAACTATGCTGTGCCTGAAAGGTTTTACGGCATCGGTGACGTAGAAATGATCTATGGGCTTCAGGTTGAACTGGCTTTGACCAGGACGGCTTTGGTTAATGACCGTAAGCATGGTCGTAGGATCAACTTGTATCGTTCGGCCGCCTTGGGTCCTGACGGTGTTGAAGACCTTGAGGCGGGCGAAGACAACGTGATGTTGGATGTGTTGGAAGATCGCCCCTTCACTGATGTTTTCGCCACTGTCCCGTACACTGGTTTGCCGCCCGACTGGTATGGTCAGTCGGAAATGATTCAGAACGACATCGATTTGGTTAGCGGTGTTTCCGAGTATGCCCGTGGTGCCATGCCCGAGATTCGGCGTACTGCCACTGAAGCTGGGTTGATTCAGGATGCTGCGAACGCCCGTTCATCTGACAAGTTGTATCGTGTCGAAATGATGATGTCGGGTGTTGCGGAACGAATGATCACACTATCCCAGCAGTATATGGATACCGCCGATGTTGCCCGTGTTGTGTCTGATGAGATGGTTGTGGCCTGGGTGCCCTATGATCGTGAGGCGATTCAGGGCGAGTTTGTGTTTGAGGTCGAGGCGGGGTCTACTCAGCCACAAAACGAATCCTTTAAGCGTCAGTCTGCTTTGCAGATGATGGATGCGTTGGGGCCGATGGTTGAGATTGGTGTTGTCAATCCTGTTATGCTGGCGGAACATGTTTTGCGTAACGGGTTCGGGATCAAGAACGCCCAGGAATGGATTTTGCGGCCCGCTCCGATGATGCCCGAAGACGGTGCCGTTCCCCCACCAGGGGTGGAACCTCCTGGTGGGGGCGGTCCGCCGCCACCAATGTAGCTTTCTAAGAAAGTTTCAAAAATTTGTTGACATTGCGGTTGATGTCAACTATAATACGATTATTGCCTTCGCCCACGGATCATGGGTACCGACGCTACGAACGTTGGAAACAGGGTTCGACTCCTTGCGAGGGCGCCAGACCGCTAGTGGCCCGACTGGACGGGCAACACCCCCCTAAGGTGTAGGATGGGAGTTCGAATCTCTCCTGGCGGACCACCAGATTGTCGGCTGGTGTTTGATCCCATCGTTCAACGGTGAGGATGCGGGATTCTCAATCCCGTGATGCGGGTTCGATTCCCGCTGGGATCACGCACAAGGAATGCGGAGTAGCGTAAGCGGAGCTACCATCCCCGCCCGTGCAGCGGGGATGAGCCTCACAGCATGCAAGGTCGCCAGCTTTCTAGATAAGCTGTTAACGTACGGACTGAACATGTGTGGGTGGGGGTCGCCAGGTCAATACTGGTCCATTCCTTGCAATTTTGGCCCACTGTCCCAACTGGCAGAGGAAACACATTCAAAACGTGTACGGTCAGGGTTCGAATCCCTGGTGGGCTACTTGTAGTGCGAAGCGGTAAGTCGCCCGTAAGGGGCGGCACCTTGTGGGACCGTTCCCCAACGTGTTTGACACGGGCGGGGCCAACCATGCGGGGTTCATGGCCCGTGTGCTGGCGCAGGTGCGAATCCTGCCCATTGCAACCATACCCGACTAGTCTATTAGGTAAGACGCCTGGCTCTGAACCAGGAGTGCTGGGTTCGAATCCTGGGACGGGTGCTGCGGGTCGTCTGGTGACGGCTGGTGTCTCATAAGCACTAAGAACGGGTTCGTTTCCCGTACCCGCCTCCATCTTGGAAGGGCAATCAGATTGGCGACTGAAACTGTCTTGAAAACAGCCGAGCTTAACGGCCTTGAGGGTTCGACTCCCTCTCCTTCCGCCATCGTGGAAAGTAAACCGATAGGTTCGGGAACGCTTGCTAAGCGGGTAGCGCCCTTGGCGTGAGGATCGTGCCCTCTGCTTTCCTCCATCGCAATCCCCCTTTACCCCAACTGGCAGAGGGAGCAGTCTTAGAAACTGTGAATGTTCGAGTTCGAATCTCGGAGGGGGGACCATGAATAGTGATACGATTGTCATTATCATCCTCATCGCAATCCTGGTCATTTTGGCTGTTGCGTTGATCTAGCCAGTTAAGCCCACTGGTGGTGGGCGACACTCTGATAAGGTGTTTCAGGTACGTTCGATTCGTGCAACTGGTACAAAGGGGTGCCGATACGGCCGTATCGGCTAGCCAGTGTAGCTGACTGGTGAAGGTTGCGCCCTGCCCCCAATCTCTTGTGCCCGTGGTGTTTAACGGCTAGCATGACTGCCTTCCAAGCAGACGGTCAGGGTTCAATTCCCTGTGGGCACTCCATCTACCGTGTTACGGGGCTGGCGCTCCATACAGGTTTACACCCTGTCTACGAGAGGTTCGATCCCTCTAGCACGGACGTCCAGGAGTTTGGATGGCTGCGCCATCCTAAGGGGACGCCCTGTCCACAGCATAGGTCAGTTGTGGAGCCTCCTGCTTTTTGGGGATGGTGCTGGGCACAGGCGAGGTTTGCACCCTGTCCGCCGTGGGTTCGACTCCCACCTTCTCCACGTACTGCGGTGCCGCCCATAGTAGGTCTACGTTGCCGCAGACAACAGAATGTAGCTTAGCTTGGTAAAGCGCCTGGTTTGGGACCAGGATACCGCAGGTTCGAATCCTGCCATTCTGACGGCCCCCTCTAGGGGCAAGACGTGAAATTCCCTCTAGGGTTTCACGCAAACCGATATATCGGACTAACAGAAATAGGTGACCAATATGGCCGCAGGAGTAGCTCCAATCGGTTCCGCAAGGCTTATCGCCTTGACTGGTGCCGCAAACACACTATCGGGCAAGGCCGCCCCAGGGACCGTTATCACGGTTTCGCATGGATCAGCCACCACGTTGACTTTGCCTGAGTCAACAACTGTCAACTGGGAAATCGGAACCGTTTTCTTCGTTGTTCAGGCTGGCGCTGGTGCCGTAACTGTCGCTAAGACAGGTTCGGACACCTTCGTTGGTTCGGCCACAGTCGCCGCTGGCGACATCTTGATTCTCATTAAGACGACCGCTACCAACTGGTACGCAGGTTTGGCAGCCTGATTTAAACCTGGCGGGGGTTGGGGCTTCGGCCCCGACTCCCCGCCGTTTAACCGTCGTAGGCCCTATGGAGGGCAAGGCGCTGTAAACGCCCCGCTTTGGCAAGGTGGTTCGATTCCATCACGACGGACCGAAGGTGACGTAGCTCAGTAGGTAGAGCGTCGGTCTGAAAAGCCGAGCGTCGAAGGTTCGATCCCTTCCGTTACCACTGGCGGTGAGCATGACGACTATGCAGTTGGCTGCAACCCTTCTGAATTCGGTTTGACTCCGAAACCGCCATCCATCTGGCAACATAGCTTAATTTGGTCAAAGCCCCTCCCTGTCACGGAGGCCGATGGCGGTTCGAATCCGCTTGTTGTCGCTCTAGGAGAGTTAGACTAACGGTTTAAGTCCCCAGTCCTTCAAACTGGCTGATACGGGTTCGAATCCCGTACTCTCTACTCTTTCCCCTCTGGTGTCAATGGCTAACATTCACGGCTTTTAACCGAGGCGATACGGGTTCGAATCCTGTGGGGGGAACCAATGTGGTTGTAGTGTCAAAGCAGCACAGCAGGTTGTGGCCCTGTTAGTCCAAGTGCGAGTCTTGGCGATCACCCCATCTTACCTCACGCCGCTGGGCGGTAAACGGACTCCAAACCCGTGATACAGGGATCGTAACCTTGGTGGGGTGCCAAATGAAACTCGTCATCACAATCGAATTCAAACGTTCCCGCCGCAAAGCGGTAGCGGAACAGAATATCGATGCGACAGGGTTCACCCCTTGGTACTATGTGGAACCTGAAGAAATTGAAGAAGAAGAAGAAGAATTTTGCCCCGCTGGTGTCAATGTAGCATCGGCGGCTCTTAACCGTGCGGGTCTAGGTTCAAGTCCTAGGCGGGGCACGCAATACCTGAAAGAACATGTCGCCTTCGAGCGACTCATGCCACTTTAGTGTCAACGGTAAAGCACACGCCCTTTGTACGGCCGTAGTGGGGGTTCGATTCCTCTAGGTGGCTCTTATGCTTTGTTCTAACTGTGAACGCAGGTTTGATGCGGTCGCAACGCATTGGCGTTGCCCGCATTGCGGGCACAGAGAACATTGCTGCGATGGTAGCTAGCATTCTAGGTGAGTGCGCCTGCCTGTTAAGCAGGATATAGCGGGGTTCGAATCCTCGGCTACCAGCCATCGCCCCAACAAAACCCCCGCCATGGCGGGGGTTTTGTTGTTTCTGGACCATTCTCAGAATAGTGCTCTAGCTGGGGTTGGTACACTTTTCGCATGTATATAGGGAACTATATCGATAGTTCCAACAGAACAACCCCTACGGGGGACTCTACCGAAAGAACGATATGCCTGGTGAAAACGAAGTAGACCTATCCGATTTTTCTGACATGTGGGCGGAAGCCTCAGAAGCAGAAACAGGAGGGTCAGACACAGGTACAACCGATATTCCCGAAGTCCTGTTAGGACTAGAGGATGAGTCGGATACCGATGCCGTTGAAGGCGAAGCAACTCCCGCAGCAGGAGAAGCCGTTGAGGTCCCTGAGGAAGTGTGGGAATGGTCCGCATATGCGGACAAAACCGTACCTGTGAAGGTCGGTGACGTGGAGACACCTGTTTCTTTGAAGGAACTGCGTGACGGATATATGCGTCAGCAGGACTATACACAGAAGACACAGTTGGTGGCTCAGCAGCGTCATTTGGCTGAGTGGGCACGGGATATTCAGTTGGGTCTGGAAAGCGACCCGCAGGGAATGATCGAGGCGATGGCCCGAGCGTTCAATGTCGAATACAACGGTAAGACTCAGGTTGATCCGTTGGCCGATGTTGATGAAGATTTGCGTCCTGTCTATGAGCAGAACCGCCAGTTGCAGCAGCAGCTACAGGCACTCATGGATCGTCAGGAACAGATCGAACGGGAACGTGTCGTAGATGGTGTGCGTCGAGAAATCGATGGGCTTAAAGGCGAATTCGGTGAGGCTTTCGATCCGAAAGAAACGTTGATGTTGGCCCAAAAGTACAACCTTGATCTACGCACCGCCCATTTCACTCGTATCGGACAGCAGTACGGTGTCAAGCCACCTGATCCTGCGGTTCCTGTGGTGGATACAGCCGCAGCGGAAGCTGCGGCCGAGGCTAGCCGTCAGGCTGCGAAGCAGGCTGCGACGGGTACTGTTCCGCAGCGTCGTTTGAAGGCATCCGAAATTGCTACAGATCAATTCAACGACATTGGCGAACTGTTCGAACTGATTTCGGGCGGTTCCGATTCTTAAGGTAGAACTATTATGGCTTTCGATAACATCGTCGCCACAACCTTGCAGAGGTATTTTACTTCAGGTAAGGCGACTGACAACATTTTCGCACGCACGGCCGCTATGGACTGGATCAAGCGTAAGGCGAAGCTAGACCCGCAGGGTGGCCGTGAAGCGGTGTTCCCTGTGGTCGGTGGACGTAACACCACTTTTCAGAACTATTCTGGGCATGACACGTTGACTCCTGCGGTGGATGAGTTCCTGAACGTTGCCACATATCAGTGGAAGCAGTCAGCGATCTACATTCCTATCTCGGGTATTGAGGAAGCGAAGAACAGCGGCGACAAGGCCGTTATCAAGCTTTTGAAGACGAAGACTGAGAACGCCGAAATGACGGCGGCCGAAGTTTTTGAGGAAATGTTGTTCAAGTCAAACGGTGCTGGTACGTCAACTGTGACGACCTACACCACTAGCGCCAAGGAATGGGCTGGACTGCCAGTTTTGTTGGGGACAACAACTTCTGCTGGCGGTATTGACGGCAACGTCGAAACCTGGTGGCGTTCATACGTCGAGTCAACCGCTGAGGCTTTGAGCCTTGCTCGTCTTTCTCAGGGTTACAACACTGTGTCGTTTGGTACCGACAGGTGTGATTTCGAAGTCACAACCCAGACTTTGTACGAAAAGTATGAGTCGTTGCTGGTTGTGAATCAGAGGTTTATGAACGCTGAGACTGCTAAGGCTGGTTTCGAAAACCTTGTCCACAAGGGCGGAACGGTTGTTTGGTCGGACTACTGCCCTTCGGGCGAGTGGTACTTCCTGAACAGCCGCCACATCAAGCTGGCTACCTTGTCTAGCAACTGGATGAAGTTCAAGGGCTTTGTTCAGCCGTACGACAAGGACGCCCGTTACGGGATGGTTCTTTGTTACGGTACGTTCGCTACGGACGGTCGCCGTTACCTTGGCAAGCTGACTGCGAAGACAGCGTAATCTGATCGGCCCTCGGCCGAACGGCAGATACACAACGGGGGTCCACCCAGACGGTGGACCCCCGTTTTCATTCTACAAACAAACTTTCTAAGAAAGATGATGGTTATGGCAAACGTCAACGAAGAAAAGGCCGAAACAACAGTGACCGAATCACAGCAGGCAGACGGCTTCGATGAAGGCATTGTAACCGACGCCGATGCTCAGGCAACCGTTTTCAACGCCATCGTTGAAAATCAGGTGAACGAGCAGGCTGCTAGGGATTCGATTCAGGCCGACCAGCAGCCCGATTTGTCGGAGATTCCTGTGTGGCAGCGTGACGATCCTGCGGCATGGGGTTGGACAAAGAAAGAACTGAAGCAGCTTGGGGTTAAGTAATGGCTACCGTTCCGATCAACGATTCGTTGGCGACATACGGGATCAGTTTGACCCCTGATCGGACTGCTACGGAGGCGATGCTAACGTTGTTGGCCGCCAATGGCGGCCAGGACGGTATCGCCAACAATGGGGCTGGCGGGTTTAATCGTGAGCTACAAATTTTGGCTGGTGGCTAATGGATGAGATTGTGCCTGTTGTTATGAACTACAGGGATTTGCCTGACGGTATTGTGCCTGCGGGTTCTATCGCTGTGGGTGTCGATATGGTTCCCGTTGGAGCGGTGGCTGCGTTTGATGGTGCGGTGCCTGTGGTCGGCTGGGACGATCAGACAGACGACGAATAAAGGGTAGGGGCGATGCCTTTGAATGTGGAAGCCCAGGATTTTGGGCGCAACAGGCATAGGCGTCGAGAGGCGATCCGTTCCGCTCAAGCGACCGCTGAACTGTCCGACGACGTTACGCTAGTTGTCACAGGTCTTGAAGACCTAATTGATCTACTCAACTACGCTACAGGCAGCTACACGCCGACAACGAACATCACGGTTGGTACGGGCGGTGTCAACACCGCCCACTACACACATATTGGCGGAATGTTGACGGTTGAGGGTACAATCACGTTGGGTACGTCACCCACCATGCCGTCGAACCCGACCATCACATTGCCGCCAGGGTTTTCGTTCGCGAACTTTGACCAGTTCCGCCCTGTGGCGCACGGTGTTTTGTATAACGACAGCGGTGTCGGCGGATTTCCTGGTGTGTTGTGGCAGAACAGTGCCACTTCACTGTTGTTTACTTATGCTGGTGGCACGAATACGACGGCTGCGGCGGTCACTTCTACGGTGCCGATGACGTGGGTTGTGGGTGACGAGAGTCTTTACACGTTTTGCACCAGGGCTGGTAGGGAGGCTGCGTTCTTGTTGTCGGA